CTCCATTTTGACCAGCGTTCACCTTGATTATCTTTGACTTTCGTGAAGACATTTTGATAAGTTGAAGTGAACATAATTAAGTGAAGGACAGTTCAGTGGATGCAATGTGTTTCTAGGCCTCGGCGCCGTTGCTCAGTTGGTCAGACTGGCATACGCCCACGCTGCTATAGTCAAGAGGGTGTGATTTAGAAGGCTTATCCGCCTGGAATTTAACCCAGTGGTGCTACCACTGGTGCCCAGGCATGTATGGACCCGTTGGGGCGACAAAGCTTTGGCGTTCCACACGCTCTTGCGTCAAGTCCAGCAGGGAAGATTGTTGCATAGCGGAGCCCACCCATCGGCGGTTACTCCTAGACACTACCAATCTTAAGCGGGAAAGGTTTCGAGGGTTCGGTTTCGGGCGCGACCCCTTAAGGACTAGCTGTTACCCCAATCCAAAACCTACCCCTCTGGAACCCGCTTGCCTTTCGGCTACGCTGTACCCTTTAGCACACGCACTCACTGAGTGCCACTAACGACAAATAACACATTAATTCAACGCTGGGATGACGCGTCAAATTGATATGTACTTCCGGAAGAACCGGGTAACATCTGGCATTAACCAGGTAAACTCAAAACACGTAATCGCCCACTGATCGGATCGATGGTCAACCCAGACAAGATGCCAAGATAGAGTTTGGTGTCCGGGTCTACAAAGGCGGTCAAATCACCCCCGACTGAGGATGGACTAACAAAGACGGAGACAGTTTTGCCGGTGGTCGGCTCCTGGGATTTGAACACAGACAATGTGGACAAACTACCTGACAAAGGTGCATACTTGAACACAGAGTTACCGGTGCCGTCAAGCTGGCCCTGCAAGATGTTGGAAATGCCAGTGTTGATGGTTGACAATTGGCTAGTCTGGCTAGACACTGTGACAGATATACTATTAGTGTTCGTCTGGATCGCAGTGAGACGGGTGTTTGATAAGTTGACGGCGGTGCCAATAACATTAACAGATGTGTTGATGGTGTTCACACTACTGTTCAGGTTATTTATGGCACTAACAACATCAGCAAAACCGGTGTTGAGGGTGTTCTGCAATAATGTTGCAAGCCCCGCGATGGCAGCGGTGGTGGCTGCCTGGCTTGCGATGATGGCGGTGGTCTGAGCGGTGATGACACCACTGATGGCGGTAGTCTGTGCCGCAATGGCTGCCACCGAGGCTGCTTCAGATGCGGCGATGGCCGCCACAATACTGCCCCCCGCAGCTGCAATCTCTGCTTCCAGGGATCCCATGGCGGCCAAAAACGTCGGCTCACCAACCTGGTCCAACAAGATCTCATCTAATCTTGTGGTTATGGTGCTGAGTTGTTCATGCACATCAGCAGAGTAAGCACCGAAACCTAAGAGGCTAATGTAAGGTATAGCCGGGGTATCGGAACCGGCCTCATCTAGTTTAAAACAGTTCCCACCTTCTGAATAGTAAATCTGGGCACATGAAAACTGTGCGACAGTTGAAGGATTGTGCCCATAGACGCGTCTTCAACCGAAAGGAAAAAGACCCAACTCGCTGTAGTTGGAGCAAAAGCAGCAACAGTTGATGGAATCATTTCGTCGCCACTAGGTGACACGATGTCCACAATGAGCTGTGGCTGAATGGCATACAGGTCAAAATTGGTGGTGGATGGTACAGCGGGTTCTCCTGCATCAGCGGTGAACGTAAAGTTACCAGTCACCGAATTATAAGAGAAGGTTCCGGCTGGGAACGCCATGAGACTAGAGGCAGACACCACATTATTCGCGGTGCCAACCATCTGAATGTCGTAGTCAAGGTAGACCGGCAGCTCAACAACCCCACTGGCAATGTTGGGAACGGAGTAGACAAGGACCGCAAAATAGCCCTGCGTGGTTTCCATGATCTCACGAGAATCTAAATCGATATTGTACCACTTAGAACGGTCCAAGAGGCGCGCATCAGAAAAGGTATCTGGAGACCAGATAGTGGAAGACTTACTACCCGGAAGTGCCATGAGATATTCGTGGCCAGCATCGACACCAGGCGGTATCTCTGCATCAGGGTTACTACAATAGCCATAGGTTATGATACCATTCACACCGGTGTTGGCGCTAGTCTGCATCACCAATCTAGCCCGTGTGAATCGGTACTTCTGATAATTGGAAGCCAATCTACTTAGTCGACTGGCAAGAAGTTTCAGAGGGTTAAGCTGGAAGACCCACTTCTCGCCAGCGGTGGTGGCCGGTGAGAGCACAATCTTGCCAACAGGTACCAACGCAGAGTCGGTATGTACCCTATCAGGTGAAGATCTCTGTATCACAGATGTGCTAAATCTAGTTGGCAAGCCAACATTAGGTGGATTTTGCTTCTTATTGGCCCTCTGGAGCCGTTTAGGTTGTTTGTTTTTGCGCTTGAGCGCAGCATTAAGTTGTTTCACCAGTTTGTGCTTGCTGGTTTTGTTCATAGTTTTGGTCTTCGTTGCTAGTTAGTAAAACCGCACAAAAAGCAACTATGTGCGGAGTATGCATTTCCACGGTGTTCGTGTGCCCAGCAACCTGTTGGCAGGCATGCTATGCCATAAAT